CCAATTGCGCTCACTCCAAAACAGTTTCCACGCTGCCTTGATTCGCTCGGCATCCCCGCTCGCCTTCGCATCTTTCAGCCGGGGCGGAATCTTGTGGTCAACGATAATTGAGGCAACAGGCCGCAGATTGGTCGAGCACATGCAGCACAGTGGGTGTTCGCGAAGAAACGCATCACGCGACTTCTGCCATCGGTAGCCGTAACCACGCGCGGCGCTACTGGTGCGCTCAGGGGCTGTCATCAACTGATCTTCCAGACTTGAGCCAGGTTGCCACCGCTCTGGTACACCGAGCCGACGAACACCGCGAGGATTGCCACCAGCGGCCATGACTGGGCTGGCATCACCAGCAGACCCTTGGCGATGTACACCATCACAGCACCGGCACTCGCCATCACCAACCAAGCGAGGCAACTCATGTCGCGGCGGAATCGGGTGCCCTTACGGCGAAAGGTGAACAACCGCACGAACAGGCCGAGGCACAACCAGAACGTGGCCTGCGTGAGAATTGCGGGAATCAACGGATTATCCATCCTGACCTCCAGGCTGATCAGCGCCGAGCCTGCCCCGCCGTTTGATTGCAGCGAGAGCAACGGTCACTACCAACACCGCCGCGCCGAATGCTGCCGGACCCGAATACTTGAATGGGCGGATGCCCCAGACTTCGAAGTCCACCAAGGCGGGCGCAAAGAGATAGCCCATGACGAAGGACACCAGCAGGAATACAACGCGTTTCCAGACAGGCAGTTCCTCAGTGGTGGTAAAGAACACCAGCGCGCCCGCGAGCGCGCCAATTGCAGCCAGGGTGTCGAACCCCGTAACCACACCGGCCAAGCCGGCACCGGCTGCACCGGCTACAACGACAGATGCGGTCGTGCTCGCTGGCTCGCCCATGCTCGTACTCCAATGCAGCTACCCAAGGGGCGGAAATAGAAAACCCCGCCGAAGCGGGGTTGATTACGGCCTGGGGGTGGCCGGGTAACGCTGCACAGCACTGTGCTCAATGGGCGATCTACCTAAGCGGTTCTCGCATATCGTGGGGACTTTTTACATGCGTCCGGAAAAACCGAAAAGCACTGTTTAAAGGTTGGTTTGAGTTCGACACGACTTTGGCACGAGTTCGACATGAGTTCGACAAAGTGTCCCGATGAGCGGTCACGCCTGCACCCGTCCGAGAGCCGCAACCATCGACCGAGCATGGCTATGCCGCTGGAGCTGTCCGCCTTTCCCCCGTGCTGCACTGCAACGATCTATCAGGATCAGCATCACCTGCTGATGCAGACGGGTCATCCAGTTTCGATACGTACGATCTGCATCCTCTGCGATGCCAGCCGCTTTCATTTGCTCGCGCACCGGCACCTGGTGAAGGTATCTATGCCGAGCCAGCTTCGCGAGCGCCTGTGATTTCTTACTACCTCGATCAAGTGCTGCCAGCGCTGCATCGATCTCGATAGAGATCTGATCCATTCCGACGCCGCCGGTGACTGGCCGAGACCCCGGCGTGCCCCGTGGCGCACATCCCTTCCACTCCATGATCGTTCCCATCTGGCTACCGATCCCCGCGCTCAGGCCGTGCCGCCGGCGCTGCTCTCCCCAATGCACCATCAGCTCGTCAATTTCCTTGATCATCACCATGCCCCCAACAAAACATCGACCCAACACAAAAAACCGATACCCAACACAAACCCAGCACACAACAAACCCTTTAAAAACAAACCTCTAATCGAAGTTGTGTTGAGTGTGTTGGGTTTGTCGGGTTTTCCGGGGTTCGCATGGGAAAAATTTATCTGTCTCCAGTAACTGAAAATAATCTGCGCATACACGCCCGCGCGCGCGTAAACCCAACACACCCGACACACACGTCTACAGGCCACAGTTTTAGGGGCAGCATCCTGTGTCGGGTTATGAAAACTGACCCAACACGTAGCCGACACACCCAACACACTTTTGAATGTTCTCATGCGGCCACCGCCTTCACGTGGTCCCACGCGTCCACATTCCAGCCAGCGAGACGCGCACTGGCGCGCCAGGCTTCAACGGTCTTGCCCAGGTCGGCCGCCTTGAGTGATGGGGCGAGGGAAGCATCAGGATCATCAGGGAAAAAGAACGCACCAAACTTGCGGTCGTTGCGCTCAGTCCAAGGCAACGACCGGGACTTCTCTACCTCTGAACTCAGGAACAACGAGAATTTTGTCTGACTCATCGCGTGTTCCTTGTTGCGCTGACACCATTCGATAAACAGTGCATAAAGGTCACTTGTCAGGCACACCCCCCACAGACCCCTGCCTAATTCGCCGATCCTCCAAAGCTGCAGGAACGTCTGCCATCCAGCCCTACTGAGCGCGACCAGACGCTCTCGTGCCGCAGTGCTGGGCGGTCGGGTGCGCTGGTTGAAGTCGCCAAGATTGACGCGCAGCAGCCATGCATACAAAGCAGCAACACCGCCGTTTTCAAGCTCTTGCCCTATCGCTTTCTGCCGTGCGACCGGCAGCGTTTCCAGCGGCCACATCACCAGCATGCGTCGATCACTCTCGCTGATAGGCCAAGGCAAAATTTCGTTGCTCAGAAAGACGGCGTTCATGTGGTTGGATTCTTCCCAGCCGTTGATGAACTTCGACTCCATGCGCACCGTTTTGCCAGTCACCAGGTGTTTGATCTTGCCGACCTGGTTGTATCGCTGATCTCGACTGACGACCTCCTCAAAGACAGCCCACAGCTTGCGGCTTTGCCAGGCGTTGAAGTTGCTCTCCAACTGGGTTTGTCCGACCGTGGCCGCGTATTGGCCGTATAACGCGCCGAAGGTGTCCGCAAACAACAGACTCTTGCCAGACCCCTCCATAGAAGAATGCATCAGTACGGCGGTATCCATCTTCGCGCCCAAGTGTTGGAGCGGATATGCCAACCAGCGGGTAAGCCATTCGGTTGCGTCTTCGTCGTGGTTGCAGAGGAAAGAGATCAGCCACCGCAAGTTGGCGCACGCTTCGTCGTTGTCGGCAGGTTCGAGCGGCAAACCATCAAACGTGTTGATGTAAATGCTGGGGTCTTTGGTCATGGTCGGATCAAAGACGATATGGTCAACATCCACCACTCGACGATCCGCGCTGTTTAACCAGAGCGCATATGCATCACCCAGAGCCATCTTGACCGCGCCTTCAGGCACCCGGCGTTTCTTCTCGCGGTCCCACACGTCCTTCGTGCCATCGATGTAGACATAGCGGTCCACCGGAGCCATTCCCAGCGCTCCGCCCTTCTTGCCTGCCATCTTCCGGCCCTGCTCAATTTCCTTAACCTGATCGTCTGCAATAAGCTTCTTGTTGGTGGAGTCCAACCATTCCTTCGCGAGCGACTTACCGACTAACGCCTCAAAAGCTGACTTCTTCATAGCCCGCGATTTGTCGGTGTCCCAAACCTGAGTTGTTCCCTCCACCAACGCAAACCGGCGCTGCACCTGGTCAACGCTCATTCCCTCGCCCGCCCCCCCGTCTGGAGCAGGAGCCGCTTCCGGCTCAGCACCCGGGTCGGCCTGATCGATTGATGGGGCTGGGGGAAGATCATGTATCACCGGTCTCGAGGTCTGCATACCCAGCATGCGAGCCGCTTCTTTCACGGCTCGGGTTTGATCGCCACCGTGCTCGAGCAGGCAGTAAACCTCGAACGCGTCGTTCTGATGGCCGTTTGCGAGCGGGTCAGCACCGTGGTGCGAGTAGACCTTGCCCTCTGTGATGGTGATGCCTGGCAGGCCGGTGCTGCTTTGTGGATACAGCCACTTACTGCCGCGCTTGCTGTAGCCATGCGCGCGCAGCAGCTCCTCCACGTCATGGCACCGGTTGAACTCATCGATCACCGAGGGCTTATTGCCGGGTGTCGACTGCACACGCCCTTGTTGTTTTGCCTTGGGGGCAGGAGCTTTGGGCGCCCATGGACATGCGGCTTCGGCATCGCGCTTGAAGATGTCCCAGTTCCGCCAGATGTTGAGCAAATCATCAGTCAACACTGGCAGGCCAGCTGCTGAAGGTGCGGTGCGCCATGTATAAGGCTTGCCAGTACCTGGGTGAATCGATGGCGGGAGTACGTCCTGCACAAGGCCGGCGCGCAACTCGAAAACTGTGATGCGGGCATACTGCTGGGCCTCCACACGGTAAAGCTTCTCCCGCGCAGTGTCGCCTGCATCCTTGGCCGTGTTTGCCTTCATGATCAAGGCTTTGTGCTTCGAGCCGTCAGGGTCGTTCGGATTCGGCCAGGCGAGTGAATGGCGCGACAATTCGACCCCATCAGTCACTGCGAACAGAACCCGAAAGCGAGCCGGATTACCAACCACCGTTGGGTACGATTCAGCCATCGAG